GCACCTTTAAAAAAGTTAATTAGTTTAGGATCGTTTGGAAAAATAATTTCGTCATCTTCAAGTTGTTCAATTTCACCTTTATACTGAGGAAACTTTTTCTCTGCTTGTTTAATAAACCTTTTGATACCTTTTGGATTGTTAACAATCGCGCGATTTTCGTCTATAAATTTTTTGTACGCTTCTTTAATAATAGAAGGTTTACTAAAGTCTGCATCTTCATAAATAAAGTCTTGATCAAAATCTTCACCAAGTACTATTGAACATATCTCTTTAATGCGTTCTTCTTTTAAACGAGCTGATTCGAACGTATCGCCAATCATACCATTTGTATAGTCTTGAATCTTCTTTAACCTATTCTTATCATTAGGATTATCGATATATTTGGCGTAAGCCTTTTGAAATTCGGCATCATCCATGACTTTATCAATAATTCCGCCAATCTTTTTAGTTGCAGCTTTTACTGACTTAATAATGTCTTTAACAGAAGCTTCTTCGACTGCTTCTGTCTTACGTGTACCAAGCTCGCGGGTGAGATCTTTTACAATCTGCCTGGCCTTTGGATTAGACACACCTTTAAAAATATTAAGGAACGCCGTTAGCTGGCTTACGTCAAGTAGCGATAATTTTTTTTGATTGATTTCTGAAATGTTCATAGTTCCCATAAGGTTGTTATTCTATTTATAATAATGTCACCTTCCAAATTCATGGCCTGCAACTCTTTTCATTTGTTTTTTGTATTCTTCAAAATCTGGTTTTGTTTTATACAGTTTAATTGATATTTCGTTGCGATCTTTACCTTTAATACGCCATTTGAATCCTTTTTCCAAATGATCTGGTTTAGTGGTTTTAACAACGCGTCTTTCGAAACCATCTTCCCATGTTTCGCTTTTACCAGTTCCTTCAGCGTATTCTTTAAACGATATCATCCTCTGACCTTTGCTGCTAAGTCTTTGTCTGCTCCACCCCATGTACCTTTACTTTTAGTAATAAAGGAATTAACTCTAGCAAATGCCCATTGGTGAGGTGTTGCTCCTGGGCGGTGACCAGTTTTCCAAGCAGCCATTCCGCGGTCAAATACTTGCTTTAATATACCATAAGCTATACCAGATTTTTCTGCTTTCTTTTTCAATCCAGCAATTTGCTTTTCGTCAATTTGGCCAGGTGTATCTTTTTTATGATCGGCCGCCGCCTTACCTATTTCTACAAACTCTCCAAACTTTTTACGATAAGCGAGGGTATGTTTCGAAACTTTAGTCTTCGCTCTTGCGTCACCTGGCGCTGGATTGTACGCCTTTGGATCGTCATCGTCTAATTTAGCTTGCTTATTAAACTGTGCTTGTCGTTTCGATTTAGTCGATTTCGAAAGACCTTTTCCGTAAGTAGGATTTAACTTTTCTTCAAGTGACGTGATCGCAAGTGAATGAATGAAATACTTTTTGCTATCTTCGCCAATAACAAAGTTAGACTTTCTATGTTTAATAACCACGGGTTGATTATTGAAAAACGCAGTATCACCTATATTAAATATTTCTTCAGCTATGTACCTTTCCCTTTTATCGGATAGAGGTGGCAATTGAATGTGTTCTCTAAAACTTGTTTTTTCTTTCAGACCCATTCTTTTACGAATAAGATTAAACAGCGTCATATCTTCTCCATACGCTTTAGTTAATCCTAAGCTAAACGATTTAAAATCTCCTTCTTCGGCCGCTTTGCGCATTTTAGATGCACTCATTCCTTTAACACCTTCAGCGTCTGGATCTCTTTCACCTGCAGATATAACTTCTATACCATCTACAAAATTATAAAATCCGTGTTTACCTTTTACGTCATTGTACTTATTAAGCAACTTTTGAAATTCAGATACCCGATCAGATCCTACAACCATTTTGATTTTTGTAAATCCCTGATCGTAAAGAGCAGTAGCAATGTGAAAGACTGTCTTTGCTTTTATATCTTCAATGATGTTTCTACCATGATTAGGAAACATCTTACGCATTACTTTTATTTTTTCGCGATACTCTAATGGGTTTTTATCTTTGTCGTTGCTTTGCGAAGCGTAAATTCTATAGTTACTACCTTTAGCGACTTTAGCGACTTTTGATAGAAGTTTACCATGCCCTATAGTAGGTGGATTAAATCTTCCAAACGTAAAAACAGCTTCTGAAACCTTTGCATCGTTAAATTGTTTAAATGACTTCATCGTATTTATCGTTTTGCGTTGGTGATTTTTGCTTTATACGGACCACTCGCCATTTTTTCTTCAACCTGAATTAAGGTCCTTATATACGCTTGGTATGGCGATTCTTGAAGTGCGCTATAGTCGTCTATTTTTCCCATTTGTTTATAGAGAAATTTGAAATCACCTCTTTTAGCGAACTTAAGCAAATCCTTTGTTTTAGATTCAACATCCTTCTTAAGCGTGTTATAGTCAAGTTTCCCAATGCCTAGTATCACTATAGCAGGATTCTCAGGAGTCTTTTTTGTCTGAGGATCTTCCATGTCTATATATCCAGAAATTTCTTTTCTGGTTTTCGCTTCAGACAATAGTTGTGTTATCTTTCCCATCCCTTTATTACGTCTTTTGAAAAATTGTTTGTTGAAAATTCCATGCGGTCTACTAACTTTACCGCACCATTTGTTGTTTTGTCTATTGCGACAAATCCTTCTGATCCTGTAACTTTAAATCCATTTTTAGTTCTTACAAAGGTGTCAATACTTTTTACCTTATCTAGTTTATTTATAATAAGTAATTTGGCGTCCACGATAGCGTTCATAAGCTCAAACATAAGTTCAAGGTTTTTCTTATTTTCTGATGAAAAGAACTTAAGTAACTCTTCTTTTTTAGCATCAATCGCCGCTTTACCTTTTTCGCTTGAACGCTTATCTTTTTCTTTCGCAAATTTGTTATCAAACCATTTTAATAGGTTTTTGACGTGCGATTTTGTATTAGTAATTCTTTCGCCTTTTCTTACCAGTGTATTGTTGAATGTCTCAATCTTTATAGCTAAATCAATGTTGTTTTCAAGTTCTCTTAGAGTAGTTCCTTTTATTTTTTGAAATATTTTTCCTGCTTTCGAAAGTGATGAGGTTACTTCAGCGGTGTCTTGGTTTGTCAACGTTGCTGTCCCTGACACATCTCTATAATTAGCGTCTTGATACCAAATGGTGGATTTTTGTTTTAGACCTCCAAGGTTTACTCCGTAAGAAGCTTTCATGTTTTCGAAAGAATTGCCCTTATAAGTGGTATGAAACACCACGCCAAGATTCGCCTTTAAAATTTGTTTTGCTAAATCAGCATTTGCAGGAATCGCATAAACAATCGTGTTTGGCTGAAACGTGATATATTTTTCACCGTCGATAGATTCACTATTTACATCGCCCTTTGTAAACATAATGTCACCTTGTATAACATCTTTAATGCCTAAATCTTTTAATTCGTCAAACGCTACTTTCAATTTAGTAGATAGATCACCACTTGTATCTGCTTCGATGTCAGCGTGGTTTTTGTAAACCTTAGGTTCTTTATTGAATATACCTTTTTTTGCAACAAAGAATTCACCGTCTGAAGGATCTACACCAGCAAATACTGCAGGTGCTCCATCCCATTTTACTGTAACATCTGTGTTTTTCGAAGATGAACCGCTTAACATATCTCTCAATGATCGAAGAGCCATTATAGCATCGCGGGATCCTTTTACACCACCGTAAATAACGCGGTCTTCGATGTGTGTCATATGTACGTTTTTTCCGGCCTTTGCAGCTTCTGAAATTTCTACATAAGAACTAAAGGATTTTATAGAAGGTTCTTTTATTTCTAATACTAAATCGCTGTCGCCTGTTTTATAAATTCTATGATATTCCATTCTAGGAATAAACATCTCAACTCCTTTTTCCATTAGTTTAGGAATTTCGTTATCCATTTGGAAATACCAATCGTTACCTTCAATAACCTTTACGGTTCTATCTTTTAAATCTCTGTGCCAAACTAATTCGTCGGACTCAAGCAAATGATTGAAAGTTCTTATTCGTGTACTTCTATCTGTGTACTTATCTATATACGGTTTACTCATTACCAGAAAAAGTTTCCTCCACCTTTTAGTCCAAGCTCTTTTGCATATCTAGGAAGATTGCAAGACCAATAGCCTGGTTTTGTTTTATCTTTTTTAGCAGCACACTTGTGACGTGCTGCAAATGATTTTCTCGCTGCAAGGTTATTTATCTTTGCAGATAAACCTGATGTATCTCCGAATTGAACTTTGATTACGTTACCTTTATCGTTTTTAACATAAACATAAAATTTCTTTTTACCTCCACGCTTAGGGTCGTTTAATTTAACCTCTTTACCTTTGTATTCTGCAGCTTCATTAATGAAAGGGTGATCTAAAGGTACTTCTTCACCTTCGTGTAATCCAAATTCGCCAATGTCAGTTGAAAGTAAATACTCATCAAACTCTGTTAATTGAATTGACTCTTTTAAATTCCGTGCATAGGAGAACAGCTTATAGTAGTTTTCAGAATGAGGGCGGAAAACATTATGAGCCAATGGTATTTGGTTATCGTTATGAAATGCTAATGCTGCTTCTAATACGTTACTCATAAATTTTAACATATGCTGAAGAGTCTTCAGTCTTACTTCCTGCGTAATTAATTAATTTGGTTATCCACCGATTAGTCTTTTTACCGCCAAATCTTTCGACCGCTTCAATAAAATAAAGAGTTCCTAATTTTGCGTGGATCCAGTCACCTTTTTTAGTTTGTATGTTTTTATCGAAATCATCTTGTGTTATTCCTTCAACCTTTTCCATTAGCTTAAACATTTTTTCAGATTCTTTCTTATCGCCTTTTGCAATTTTCTTTGCAGCTCTTGCGATTGTTTTAATTTCTGGAAGAACGACACTGAGTGTTTGTTTAGCAGAATCTTTTATATAACCCCAACCAACACCTCCGCCGCGGGCAGTTTTTCCTGCAATTTCTGCTTTAATAGATCCATAAGCGCTATTGTCTTTAACCATAAGGTAGCCGTCATCGTATTGAATAGTTCCACCTTTTGAAGACCATATATCACCACGGCCTGATTTTATCGATTTAGCGGCAGATTTTAAAACCTTATAGTCATCTGTATCAGGCGGAAGTTCAACATTTAGTTGTTTCGATTTCGCGGTCTTATTTACTTTCTTTAATGAAATAGCAACGCACTCACGGTTTACAAAATTTTCTAATATAGACTTTTGTAATCCACGAACCGTTGCAGTATTTAAAGACTTAACATTGAAGTTAGAACCTACTGCCCAAATATCTCCTGGGTTCCATTTATCATCAGTAAATTTTGGAAAGTCATTATTCTTAAACGCGGTGTCTTTAGCAGCATATATTGATTTCATCAATTTAGAATCACGGTGAAATACCATTCCTCTTTTGATATAACCTTCTTTAATTAAAAGCTGCGAAGAAAGATACGAACTATTTTTCCATGCATCGTCAATTTCTAAAATTTCTTTAAGAGATGTTTTACCAACATCGACCTTTTTAAACGCTTTTGATAAAACTTCGTCCGTAAAATCATCAATAGGTGTTGATACTCCCAAATCAAGCATTGCAACACACCATACACACTGTGCAGATTCTGCTATAGCCGTTTGCAGAGTTCCTCCACCCGCACCAGATCCTCCTCCACCAAATGGCGCAGACTTTTTCAATTCTGTAATTTTTATCGAATTGCCTTTAGCGTCTAACACCGCAAATATACTACTATCAATTTCGTATTGATCAATTGCTTTCATTGCAGCGTCAATATCTGCTACAACAATTGAACCACCTTTTACAAGTTCAAGTGGCTTTTTAGCTTGTATTAGTTTACGAAGTATGTCAGTGCGCGCTTCGCCTGTTTTAGAATTAGGTTTTCCTAATTCTCCTGAGCCTAGGTTAGTACCTTCGTCCAGAAAGATATGAAAAGATTTTAAATTAAGCATATGTCTCGATCATCCGTGTTAAATCACCATCCGAAATATTTACGCCTGATTGTATTGTTCCAGCTTGCATGTTAAGTGCTCGGGAAAGTTTACGTAAATTCGCAGTTTGAGATGACTTTCCTTTTCGAAGTAAGTCAACTGTCTTTTTGCGAGTTGCTGAATCTAAATTTAAATCACCGTCTAATTTAATCTTATCGACGATGCTTTCCATAAAGTCATAGATTTCAACATCTGTTGGATCGATCTCAATCATAAATGCTCGAGTACGTATTGCGCCATCAGGATCAAGCTTATCCATCTTCAAATTAGAGATGAAAATAATCTTACCTGTAAATTCAAAGTAGCGCGGAATCTTCCCATCATCAATAAGTTCTTGTGGATCTTCGTATTCGTCAGGCTCAACAACGTTTTTGCCCATTTTATTCCATACGAGTTTCCTTACCTTTTTCGTATCAGTAGCAGCTTTAAACATGTTACGTGCTTCCTGATCTTTTAATGCATCATCGGAATCATCAAACAAGACAATATCGTTTTGATACTTAAATAAAAGTGAATAGATACCAGCAGCAGATGCTGTACCAGTGTTTTTAAAGTAACCATTACCATCCGCAAGACCAATTTCTTTTAAAACCTTTTCTACAGTAAATGTTTTACCAATACCACCTCGGCCTGCAATAAAGAGCGCATTAGATGCACCAGATGCAGTCATTTTAATTAGATTTTCAAGGTCAGCAAGTTGCTTATCGTACGTAAGTTTTTCACGGTTTGCTTCTAATTCATCTAGCTGAGGATCATGCGAATAAATTTCCTTTTTACTTCCTCCTCTAACACTTCCATTTACTACTCCGATTGCTGCAAGGATATTTGACTTCTGCGAAAGTAGTTTATTCACATCTTTCTTAGAACCTTTCCAAATATATTGTCTTCCAACCTTTTTAATTATTGCAGGATTTTGCGCCTCTAATTCATCAAAAATTTTGATACCAACAGACTTCCAAACTTTAAATACTTTTTGTTTAGTAAACCCAGGTGAGCTTACTAAACTTATCACGTTTGAATAAGCGTCTTCAGGATCAACCGCCGCTTCATTAAGTGCCTGAAGTTGATGTTCAGCGCTTTCTTTAAGAGATACATCAGTTGGATAGGATTGAAAAGGGCCTGATTTGATTTTACCACTCTTTAGCATATCGGCTAATTGCGGAAGTATTTGGACCAAAGATATCTCTCTTTCGAATGAAATATGATAGGTTGGTCCTTGCGTAGACCCATTCCACAAATCGATAGAAGATAGGTTATTAGCACTGGCACTACCTTTGTTAGTCCAATTTATTCTAAAGGATTCTATCTTTTTGCCTGGTATATAATACCTAAGGCCGTAACCTGCGCCAGTTGAATTTTTAAATTTTTCTAAACCTGCTGTTGCAAACATTTGTTTAATGCTTGTTTTTTTTCTAAGGTATTTTAAAATAATTTTAGAAGCTTTTTCTAATGTGCCTGTAGATAGTTCTTCTGTGATGTATTCTTTAAAGTCTAGCATAATTCCCATAGTGTGTTAAGTTAAGATACTTTAATCTATTTATAACAATAACAACTTTAATAATTCGCCCATTTACACTTTTTCCATTGGCTTTGTTCAAACCAGCGTATAAATAAACCACGCTCGCGGCCGTGTGCTTCAATCTCCCAAGGGTGATCATAGTAGTTTATTTTTTCCCACGCAAAAGGTTTACCTTTCCACTTACACAAATGAACATTGCCCGAAAAGTCTTTCAATTCACCTCGAGCATACTGC